TTTTTGAAGATACTAACAAAAAGACTGCAGACCCCAATAATAGTACGGATATTAGAACATTTACCATACTAATAAATATTATACTTTCAACTTTCTAAGTTCTTCGTGCTTATTCCCATCTCTTTTCTTAGATTATCCGAGATATGAAAGTTTGGAATGGTGATATATTTATATCTGTGGACATCAATAAGATATTTAATCTATTTGATTCGGAATCAGGTCAAGAACTCCTTTCATCTCATAATAAAACAAATTTAAGTAATACTCCTTTGTTTAAGGTTGGGATGTTTAGGAAATTGATACTGAATGAAAAATCATTTCAGAATCAAATTGGTATGTTTATGCCCACCCTCCAGGACCTGGATTTATTAAGTGAAAATGTTGTTTTTTATAGAGCTCAATACTATATAGAAAAAGTAAACTTAGAAGAAGAATTATGCAGAGAAGCATTAAAATTTTTTAATAGTGAAGAACTAATCTGTTGTTTTAAACTTGCCATTCATTTTTGGGAAGAACGTGAAGAGTACGAGAAATGTGCTCATTTAAAAAAACTACAAGACTTTTGCAAAAATCCTCAACTTAGCTTGCCATCATAAATTTTTTTCTGTACCTTGGGGATACGGGGTTTGGGAATAGGGATGAGAGATGGGAGATGAGATGGGGGAAAGAAGGGTGATAACCCGGGGGTAGATGTTTAATTTAATTTTAATTTATGAAAGCACCACAATACGTTATACAAAAAATTGAAAAGATAGAAGGTAAACTTAAAACTTTACAAATGCTAACTACACGCCAGGCAACAAGGGAAGATTTCCAAGCTCAAATTAAAGAAGCCGAAGAAATTTTACAAGATGTAAAAGATGCTGTCCAACGTGATTTCAACAATCGATGAATTTTACACCAGAACAAATCCAATCTAATTGGGAAATTTTTATAGGTAATATCAATGCCCATATTAAATCCCCCAGAAAAGAAAAATTAGTTGAATTCTATGAGAAATACGCAGAGCGTGTTATGTTTATGCCTGCTGCTCATAAAAAAGAATATCACAATGCTTTTGTAGGTGGTTATGTAGATCACGTAAATCGTGTAGTTCGTTGTGCCTTAAAGGTTTATAAATTGTGGGAAGAAGAAGGTGCCGACCTATCTACTTTCACCATTGAAGAACTTGTATTTGCCGCTCTAAACCACGATTTAGGTAAAATGGGCGACGAGGATAATGAGGCCTATGTACCTCAAAGTGATAAATGGAGACGTGAAAAATTAGGAGAAGAATGGATGTTTAATAAAGCTTTAGCATTCGCTTCAGTCCCTGATAGAAGTTTATTTATGCTCCAGCATCACGGTGTAAATTATACTTTTAATGAAATGGTAGCTATCCAGACCCACGATGGTTTGTACGATGAAGCCAATAAAAAGTATTTAATGGGTTTTATGGCCGAGCAAAGACCACGTAATGCCCTCCCCTTTATCATCCACCAGGCTGATCTTATGGCTGCTCGTATTGAGTTTGAACAAGAATGGTTAAAAGAATTTAAAGATTCCTTGCTTCCTGGTAAGTCCAATTTTATATTGGGTAAGACAGATGAAAAGCCCAAAGCAAAACCTGCGGCTGCTAAAACTAAAGCGTTGAGTTCGGTTAGAAGTGAAGGATTAAAAAGTATGCTAGATAATTTATGATTACAGCAATTTTAGTACTTGGTTTTTTGGTCGTAGTCCTCGGATTTACGACCTTTAACCTTTTACGGAAAAACGAAAAAGCAGAAGACTTAATCGTCAAATATGAAAAATATATAGGCGATGTCAACTCGGTTATTCAATTTGTCGACAAAAGAGTAAAAGAAATAGATGAAAAAGGATCTTTTAAGTCGGACGATGAAGTAGGTTTCTTTTTCGAGAGAGTTAAACTTTTAAATGACCTTCTAAAAGATTATAAGGTGGAGAAATAAAAAAATGGCAGTTAAGTCAAAAAAAACTAAAGGAGTTCAATATTTTACCCAAGATACCGAAAACGCAATAATCGAATATAACAGATCCGATAATTTCGAGCTCAAAGAAAAAATATATCACGAACGTATACATTATCCATTCTTCAAATTAACGGAGAATATCATCCATACCTTCAAATTCTACCACACTGAAGTAGATAATATTGAAGACCTTCAACACGAGATTATCGCTTTCTTACTTACTAAGATGCATTTGTTTAATCCTGAGAAGGGAGCAAAAGCATATTCTTATTTTGGTACTATTGTTAAGAGATATTTAATTATCTCAAATACTAAAAACTATAAAAGAAAAGTAGATAAAGCCCCTGTTGAAGATCTTTACTCGGATGAAAATCATTCATATAGAATAGACGACGAGACCCCAGGCATTGAAAAATTGTCAGCTTTTATAGATATATTTTGTACTCATTGTACAGAAAAACTATTTGAATATTTTCCAAAAGCCAACGATGCTAAAATAGCAGATGCAATTCTTGAACTCTTTAAGCAAAGAGAAAATTTAGATGTATTTAACAAAAAAGCTTTATATATCTACATAAGGGAGATGGTAATCGATGCTAAAACCCCCCAAATTACAAAAATAGCAAACCGTCTTTCTTCTATCTTCCAGAAAGCATACTTATATTATTTAGATACTGGTGTTATAAAATTCGATTAACTCAATATTTATATACAAAAATATTATGAGTCAATTCGATAAAACTGTTTTTGGGAATAAGACTTTTTCAGATCTCTTACAAGAGATATATGAGAATCAAAAGAAAAAGGATAAGCAGGTATCTGCTCTTATCAATGAGCTTAAACCTATGATCGAAGAAATAGGTGATGCTACTTTACTTGTTCCTCTAATCAAAGAATATATGGAGATTGGCGTTAAAAATGATGATCTTCTAATTAAAATGGCAGCTTTAGCTCAAAGAGCAATGCAAGCCGAAGTTAATGGTGAAACCCTTGGTATATCTGACGAAGAAAAAGAACAACTTTTAGCAGAAATAAATAAAATCCAAGACCAAAAATGAAAAAAAATAGGGGTGTTTCGGCTATAAACGAGAATAAATACAATTGGCTTTTTAACAATACTACTACTGAGTTAAAAAACCAGATAAGTAACCTTATCACTACAGGTAGAGTTACCAGTATTGTTTTAGATGATACTCACCCTCGATTTAAGGAATTTGGAGAATGGAATGGTTTAGGTACAATTGAATTTACCACATCTAACACAGTAAGCAATTCTTCTTCACCTGTAAGATTAAATGCTAAACCTTTAGATCCTAGTAGTAAATTTTTTCCTTTAATTAATGAGATAGTTTATATCTTACAACTTCCTAATAGCAATTTAGATGATTCTTCAAAAACATCGAATTATTACATAAACATTGTTGGTTTGTGGAATCATCCTCACCACAATGGTTATCCCTATAATCCAAATGAATTAGCTCCTTCTCAACAAAAAGATTATTTACAAACCGAATTAGGTAATGTTAGAAGAGTAACAGATCAATCAACAGAAATATTTTTAGGGAATACTTTTGTAGAGCGAGCTGATATCCATCCACTTTTACCATTTGAAGGTGATAAGATTTTAGAAGGAAGATGGGGTAATAGTATAAGATTTGGATCTACTGTAAAAAATACAAATAATCAATGGTCTAGTACTGGAGAAAATGGAGATCCCATCACAATTTTTAGAAATGGGCAAGGAATACAAAGCGATGAAGGATGGATCCCTATTACAGAAGATATAAACAATGAAAATTCTTCACTTTATCTTACTAGTACTCAAAAAATCCCGATTGCAATTTCTAGTGAAAACGAATATCTTAGTTATCAATCTGATCCTCCTGAATGTACCTATGAATTTACAGGCTCTCAGGCTATTTTAAATTCTGGTAGAATCTTATTTAATACTACAACTGACCATTTAATGTTATCGTCTATAAAGTCGATAAATTTGAATGCAAAGGAGTCAATTAATTTTGATACAACTGGAAATACTATTTTACAATCTAACCAAGTTTTTTTAGGATCTAAAAATGCAACTGAACCTGTTTTATTAGGTGATGAAACAGTAGCTTTATTAAGAAATTTATTATTAGAATTAGCAGATTTAACAAATGCTTTATCTCTACAGGTAGGAGTTCCTACGGGTGTTGCATTAGCTCCTACAAATACTATAGCAGCAACTGCAAATACTACAATTAATAATCTTATAGATAATTTAGACTCTTTAAAATCTCAATACGTTAAAACAGCATAATGGCTTCTGGAACTACAGCTTATTTGTCTAATGGTAATATTCTTATCCTTCAGGATGGAAGTTTTGGTGATACTTATCTTATCGAAGTTACCTTAGAAGGATATGATTTAGTTTGGGAAGGAGAACAAAGCTCATCAGATTTTCAAACTAAAGTAGATGCTCGACTTGAGACTTTAAGACTTACTGATCCTTCAATTAATATTATTGCAGATTCTTTAGAAGAACTTATATCCCCAGATCCTCCTAAAAAACCACCTCTTACTCCATCTCAAATAGAAGAACAAAGGATAGCTTATATTAAGGATAGAAATCAAAAGCGTGAAATTGTAAGTAATGAGGTAATAGATAAAACTTCTATTATCGAAAACTCTCCTGACTCTTTAAAACCAAAAGGAAGATCAAAATTAGGACAACGATTAATAAATTTAGGCAAATCTACTTTAAAACTTATTCTTCCTACTTTACAAGGAATAATTAGTAAATATGCAATTGAAGAATTTCAAACAGCTAAAAAAGCAGCAACTACTCCTGAAAGTATAGCAGCCTT